TTAAGATTGCCCTGTTGCTTGTTGGTATGCTTGAATCAATTTTTTAATTTCGCCCACATTTCTTGGTAAATTAATTTTAATTTCTCTACCTGTTTTTTTAAGTAGGTATATTTCAACTACTGCTATCATTTGTCCGTATGTAGGTTGATTAGTAGACATAGTAATTACCTTTGTTTGGATTGTCTAAATGATACGTTACATTGTATCGTATTGCATCAATAGCATGGTTAAATGAATCAATATAAAGTTTACTACCTTTGTTTAAGTATGCGTAATTATTAAACTCCTTTGCTATATTACTACTACTTTCATCTACTATAATATCAAAGTCCAACATCATAGTAATACCGCTTTCAATAGTTCCTTTTTTAATTGGTTCAATATTTAAACCTTTATGTCTTAAATCAACTATCAATCTATCTTCTGCGGAATCAGCTATAATAAGTTTGTTTGTTGCTACGTTTGAACAGATAACTGCGAGTTGTTCCATTCGTAAACCATTCTGATATAAATGTTCTTTAACGTAAATCTTTTTATGGTCTTTGTCTATTGCTACTTCAATAAGTGTATCGGGGTCAATACTAAAACCAAAGTCTAAACCAAACGAAGTTGTTAAATCATTAGGATTGAATTTTCCAAAACTCCAATTTGTAAATACAACTCCCTCTGCTTTTTCTAACCAACCGCCTAAAATTTGATGATTATATTTTTGCGGTCTTCTTGCTTTCATATCTTCAATTTGAAGTATAAAAGATTCAGAAAGGTTTTCATAATTATCTAAATAAGTAGTGTGAATATAAGTAGTATCTTTTTTAATTATATTACTTCCCTCTTTTACACCTTTAGATTCAAAGAAACGTTTATATATGAAATGCTCTTTTGTTGCAGGATTTAAAACTAATATAACTCTATTCTGAATACCTTTTGCACGTATTGAAAAGTCTATTTTATCAAAAGTATCTTCGTCGGTTAGTTCTTCGGCCTCATCTAATACCCAAGTAGTAACTCCAGCTAATGATTTTAAGTTTGCGGTTTGCGTTCCTGAACTTGTTTTAATGCCTTTAAATAAGATTTTAGAGCCTGTAATCTTATTTATAATTTCGTCTTTAGTAATATAGAAATCGTGGCTTAAATCAGCTGTTTCAATCTTGTCGATAAATTCAGGAATAATAGAAACGTGAGCAGAAGTCAAAGTATAACGTGTGAATAAAATAACGTGTCCGACTTCATAAGTAAGAAGTAATAAAAACGAATTAAGGGAGTAAGATTTCCCTGAACCCCTACCCCCTGTAATTACAAAGTATCTACTATCACTTCCTAATAGATTATATTTTTCATTCAGATTTATTTCCAATTTTAAATATATCTTTTATATTGAAATCGTTTAAATTGTGTGTTGTTTCAATTGTTTCTTTTGGTTTGCCAAATAAATGTTCAGCTAAAAATATTTGCCCTCTTGTATGTTCGTAAAGAGTTTCAATAAATTTAATCTTTGCTTCCTCATCTGTTTCAACATTATGATAACCTTTGATAGCTTTCGTTATAAGTTCTGTCACTTTCTTTTCATCAGCAACAGTTTTACGACCTGCTCCCTCTCTTTTACCTCCTCTTTCTGCCATTTGATTTTTTTTTGTTTATTCAGTTTCTCTCATTTCTTTAGTAGTATATTCTAATTTTAACACTATACTATCATTATTTAAATCAGTAAAGTTAACTTGCGTTTCGCTTAAATCTTCGTTATCTAATTTACCTGACTTAATATAAGTTATAAAATCCTCTAATACTTTAATAGAGTTTTCTTTAAACCTATCTTTATCAATATTATTGTTCATTTGTCTGCACCTCGTAAACACGTTCAATTTCCCTAATCATATCACGCCAACAAGAACCGCAAGAAGTTGTTTTAAAATCAATACTAAACACTTCCTTGTAAATAATCTTTAAACGTTCCTGTACTTTAATTGTAAGTTGTTCAGGTTTATTTGGTAAAAATTCAGTTAACCATTGTACGTTATCCTCTGAAATGCAATTTGGTTGTCTATAACTCCAAAGTTTGTTAAGTGCATCTTTACGTTCTTCGCATCCGCAGTCGATTCCTGTTACTTCTGAAATTTTATCTACAACTGCTTTTATACCTGTTGCAGTTGTGATTTGTTCTATTGTGTCGCCTAATCCTTTAGCTTTTCTACCTCTTGCCATTTGTTATAATTTTATGTTATTTCTTAAAGTAGTGTTTTCTAATTTAAGATTTTTAATAATTTCGTTAGCAGCTTTATTCATATTTTCTAAATCTTTATTTTTTTTATTTAATTTAAAATTTTCAATTTTAGCTTCAACTAACTTATCAATAAAAATTTCTAATATTTCTTCGTTATCCATATTTTTTAGTTTAATTCAATTGGTATAACCAAATCATTTTTAAAATTATAATTTTCAATTTTTGTCATAATTCCATTAGAATATTCACATTCGTAATACAAACGCCCTTGGGAATTATCTTGTATTAATTTTACTGATTTTAAATAATATTTATTTTCCATATTTTTTTATTTTAAATTATTATAATCTTCTTGAAATAATTCTCTTAATTTTTTCTTATGTGCTTTTAGCGAGTGGAATATAGATACAAAACTTATGCCAGTTTCTTTTGCTAATTTACGCATAGATATATCATTATCCCTATAAATTGTGAATAGCTTTTTATCGTACATATCCCAACTATTTACTTCCGCTTCGCATTTAGTTCTAAATTTATACCATTCAATCTCGTAATTCTCATCAAAGTCATCTTCTATTGGTATGTCAATTTGTTGTTCTGTTACAAACATATTAGTTTTATCAGTAACATATATTTTTTTATTTAAAGATTCCTCATTGTATTTATTATAAAATTGTGATAAATATACTGATCTAATTACAATAAATAAATAACCTTTGTTTAGTTTACCATTTGTAAAGCATTTTTCTTCGCTTGAATATTGATGTAATTTTAAATATGTTTCTGAAACTATATCCTCATAGTAAGAGCTGTCGAATATTTTTGCGTATTCAATAAGCTGATTATGATGTTGAAATAGTTTCTCTAACATTTTTTAAAATAAATCAGGAATAGCCAAACCTGAATTAATAACTTTAAATATATAAGCCATAAGAACGTTGCTATTTTTTACAAATATAGTAATTTATTTTAAGTTTATAGTAAAAGAGCATTTTACTTTACATTTTTTATTTTCTATTAAATTTTTAATATCTAATCCGCTTATTTTTTTATTTTCAAATAAAAATAAAATTAAATAAAATTTTTCTATATTTTCAGCTCCTAAATTATGAAAAAAAGAATCAACTAATTCACTATTTTCATCAATATAAATTTGACCATTATTGAAATTTATTTCTGATTTTTTTAGAGCTTTTTTAATTAAACCAGTTGCTCCTCTAAATTTTACATCATGTATTAATTCATGGCAATCAATACATATTTCTATTAAATTATTTTCATAATTTAAACCTCCAAAACTTTTTGGTAATATATGGTGTTTTTCTAAAACATCACTTTTTTTATTACATAATTTACATTTTTTCATAATTTACAAATTTATTTTTTCAAAACTAACAAAATTATCAAAATAATCAATTTCGATGTTAAAACCTTCTTGCAGGTGTGATTTATCTGTGTACCGATATTCTAAAACCCAATGCCAATGCTCTGACTTATCAATCCATTTTGATGGTTTGCGAGTTTCTTTTACTACTCCAATAAGTCTGAAAGGTCTACCTGTGTCGCCAACTTGTAAACGTAAATCGGTATAAATTTCTTTTCCTTTAGGAAGTTTTAAAATCACATTCATAGTCTTGCCATATTTTTACGTTTAAACCTTTTGCTCTCATTTCTTCAATTCTATACTTTTGTATTTGTGATAAAACTCCCTTTGGTTTTTTGACTTCTATAAAAGTAGCTACATTATTTTTATCAACCGCTAATAAATCCATAATACCATTTTTATTAGTACGAATTAATTTAAGAACGAAGTAACCTTCTGCTTCTAACTTCTTTATTATTTTGTGTTGTATCTTTGATTCCATATTGATTTTTGAAAATTGAGTTGGTATAATCTAATTTTTTTGAAACTGCATTGTAAATATTTTGTTCTATTCCATCTTTTGAGAATATCCAAAATACATTGTTTACAATCCTATCTTTTGTGGTCAATCTGTCTTTACTTTGAAAGTAACTAACTGCACTGAATTGAATATTAAACATTACAAGCGCATCGGCTTTTGCTAAACTAATACCTTCACGCCCTGAAACTATTTGAAGTGCTATCCATTTATCAGTTGTATTAAATTCGTCTAAATCCGTTGTCAATTTATTGCCAAACGTTTGTTTTAGCATTTCCAATTCAGCTACAAAGTTATAAAATATTGCTATCTTATTATCTTTAAATTTTTCTTGAATAAATAACGCCTTTGAATTATCTATTATTTGAGTTGTGCCATCCTCATATTTTATAGTTCCGCTACAAAGTTGGTGTATCTTTTGCTGCAACTTTACTGCCGTGTCTGCTACAATTGTTTTACCACTTATTGAAGAAGTTACAACTAAATCCTTTTTTAACTTATCAATTATTTTATAAATTATAGGTTGCATTTCAACTTCTAAAATCATTTCATTAACGTTGGATGTAAACCCAGCTTCGACTTGCGTATAGGTTAAAATGTAATATCTACACAAGTGCCAAAAATCTTTTTTATTAGCATCTGAATAATCGTTAACAGTTGCATATCCTAAACGCTTTTGCTTAATGTTAACATATTCATTCGCCCACTTGTAAAAGTTCTTAAAATCATTAAAAGGATGATGATTTGAAAGCGTAAACAAATGATAGAATTGAGAGTAGCTTTCAGGAGTTGGAGTTCCTGAAAGCATTATCATAGGTATATTTCCAAAACGTTGTTTAATATCTTTGTAATATTTCGATGGCTTCGGGTATGAAGTATATCCGTGAACCTCATCAATTATAACTACATCAAAATCGTTATTGGTAATCGTGTGTAATGATTCACGATTGATAGCAATTAAATCAAATGTAAATCCAAATTGAATATAATCATTTTCAATACTTGAAATTGCTTTCTTTTTAGTTATAAATAAAACTGATTTTGCGTTTACATTTTGGCACGTTTGCAAAGCTGTTAGCGTTTTACCGCATCGCACTTCCATAAACAAAGCTACTAACTTTTTACGCTCTAAAATTTCAGATGCTTCATTTGAAATTTTAATTTGATAATCTCTCAATTCCATATTTAAAACATTATATCGTTATCATCTTCAATCACCTTTTCTTCTAAATTAGTAAGCATAAACTTTCTAACTCCGCCATAAGTTGTATCTTCACGTTTCCATTTTCTATAATCAAAATACATACCTAACCAACGACCAAACCAACTTGCGTTCATATTGCGAGGCATTTCTCTTGTTCCATCATTGTAGGCTTGTAATATTTCTTTAGTAGTATAGTAATGATTATTTTTCCATAAAAACTCATTCTCACAAAAATCAAAGAAATCTTCACAAGTATTTGCAATTACCTTTTTAGTTTTACCTGTTTTTAATTCTGAAAATAAAAGTCCGTTTATAAAATACTTTTGAATATTACAAACCATATAATTAAAAAAAGCATTCCATTCTGAAGCATTCCACCCACTAAAAAATAATTTACCAAACTCATCGACTGGTTTATAAGTTTTAGAATAATGTCTATAAAGTTCTATTTCTATTTTTCTTGCATCGTGTGAATCTCCAACTCCTGACAAAATATAATTAGAAGTAAAAAGTATCTTTGGACTTCTTGAAAATGGTATTTCAATAGGTTGTAAATTCTTTTTATTTAAAACTAAATTACCTGTAATAATAGAAAATAAACTTTCAAATTTAAAAGAGCGTTCCATATCATCAAAACAAATAATATTATCATCTAAATTAATTGTTTGATAAGGAAATTGTCCTTTGTTATTAAATTCTTTACCATTTAAAGTAACTAACTTTCTACATTGACCGAGTGCTTTTGATATTAAAGTTTTACCTGTTCTACCACTTGGATTATCATTTAGCGTTTCATCATAAAAAACAATTGCTAAACCTTCATCTTGTTTTTTATAATTATTCAAAAGGTATCCAATAGCAGTTTCAACTATTAATTTTCTTCTTTCTTCTTGATTAGAAACATTTAAAATAAACTTTTCAAAATCTGAAGTTTGATTATTTAAAATATAATCGTGTTCAATTATATTCTTTTCCCAAACAAACCCACCAATATTAATATAGTCTATTAATTCAGTTTTGTCTTTTGTAATTTTTAAAACTCCATTTTTAAAAAACAGATAAGAATTAAACTCATCATCCCGAATCATAGCTAAATCTTTTGTAGATAATTGATTTAAGTATCCTTCTGTAAATTTAGCTGTTGACTTTGCAAAGAAATTATAAACATGCATATCAACTTCAACAACGTGATTTAATACAAAATCTTTTATATTAGTTTCGTTTGTTTCGTTTATAATATTATTGTAAACTCTAACAAAAGTAAATTCCTTTTCATTAAGTTGTACTTTATAAAATCCTCTGTTCTCTAAAAATAATTTAAACTTAAAATCATTTAAAGAAAGTTTACCATTCTTATCGGTATCCCAAAAAATTAAAAAATCATCTTCAAAATCAAAATCAATTATATCTTCAATATCTGTATCCTCTAATCCTTCTTTGCGAAATTCCTTTTTCGCTTTTTGAACCCCCTTTTTTAAAATTTCTTGTGCCTCCCTCACTTTATTATCATCAACTAAAGTTAAAGAATCAAACTCGCTTGTATTTTTATATGCTGACTTTATAATTGTTTCAAGTTCTGAATCACTTAACCCAGCATTATAAAAAGATTTAAATAATTGTAAAGCCTCATTACTTGGCAAGCCTGCACGATTTAAACCTGAAGCTAATTTAAAAAGATTGTTATTTCTTTCACCAGCATTTAGAGTAAATTTCTTGTTAAACCATTTTATTATTACATCTACTTTTTTATTAGTATCATTAATTACAAAATGTTTTGGAAATTTATTGTTACGAGTTACTTCTGTATATTCTTTCATTAAAACCCATTCTTTTGAGTTTTCATTAATAAATAAATCAGGGTCGTAACTTTCGTAGCAAACTCTTGAAATGTCTTTTGTTTTAGTATCTAATTTAGTGTCAAAAGTTTCACAAAGTGCCTCGTAATATTTTTTATAATTAGCAATATCTTTTGGAACTTTAACAAGTGCCTTTACTCCATTACCTGAAGGACTTACAAAAGCAGAATAAATATATTCGTTATCTTGTAATGAATCCCTTAAACATATAGGGTCTTCTATATCATCAAAATCTAAACAAGCAAACCCTGAATGATTAATAATATTTTTAGCTGACCTTCTTGAAAACTCACCACTAAAGCAAATCGACTTTAATTTTGATTTTGCCTCATTTCTTTTCTCTTTATCTTTAATATTTCTAATGGCATCAATTTTAGATTTATTAGAACCATCTTTTAAAGATAAAAGAACTTCTTTAATATCTTTGTAAAAAGGATTTTCTGTATCCCTTACGTGTGCGAATACTGTTACCATTATACAACGTAATTATAAAAATAAACATCATTTGAAGTACTTACAAATTCAAAGAAATAATCTTCAAATCCATCAATCTTAACTTCTATTTTTTTTGGTGGTTCTTTTTTAAGAGCTAAATCTTTTAAAAGAATATGATACGCAGTTGAATGTATCATTTTTTGTACACTTTGATGAGTAGTATCAATATCAAAGTCTTCTTTGTTTAAAACAAATAATTTCATATAATAAATAATTAATAATTAATAATCGCAAATATAATAATTTTATTTTAATATATCCGTTTACAAACGTTTAATATCGGAAATACAGCATAACAGCAAAAAAACAGCAAAATAAAAAATGCTGTATAGTCTTTAAGTATTGATTTTATTAGCCTTAACAAAAAACAATACAGCAAAACAGCATTTTTTCAACTTTTGACCAAAAAAAAATTTTTTTACTACTTTTTAAAAATATATATAAAGAATAAGGCGTTTTAGTGTGTTTTGCTGTATTGTAAAAAAGTAAATTTATTTATAACATTTATGTTATAAACTAAAAAAACCACTCCGTTAAGAGTGGTTTAAGCTTTGCCGAGCCTTGTTTTTAAAATTCTAAATCATCTCCATCAGGGTCATTTCCTAATGGTTCATCTTCAATAATTGGTTCTGCCTTTGTTAAATACGTTTTAAGGTATGATTCTAAAGTATTAAAGCATTCATCCGCTTGCTCTGATTCGCTTTCAGATAGTGAACGTTCAAACTTAAATTCAGGCATTGAAAATTTAACTGCACCCTTTTTACCATCTTTTGTTGATTCAACAATAATCCATTCATCAGGAAGTCTTTGTTTTGTTTTTTGAGTGAATACTCCCCATTCTTGAACTGCTGAACCTTTTAATTGTAGATTTGCAAGTGTGCCATCTTCTAACATAATGTAAATAGATTTTACATAATGACCTCCAGCTGCAACAATTTTTTCTTTAATATCTTTATAAAGTCCTTTTGCAATTTCATTACCTTTAAAAGGTTTAACAGTCATTACTTCTTTAGATATAAATTTCACTTCATTTGAAAAGATACCGCTTGAAGTTGCGTCATTCCATCCTTTAATTGTGTGAAGTTCGTCAAGAACTAAAAATTTAAAAGGCAATTGTACTTGAATGTTTTTTTGTTCTTCTTTGTCGTAGTAAGAAAAACATTTGTCATTTGATTTCCATTCAATAAATTTACTTGATGGATTTGATTGTGGCTGATTGAAAGCCTGTCTGCGATTACTCATAATATTTATTTTTTTATGGTTAGAAATTACGATGCCCTAACCTTGCATCTGTTAATTATGAATTGTAAATATACAATTTAAAACGATATACTCAAAGAACTTTTGCGTATATTTTCGCTTACTTTAGGAACTTCAACACCTTCACTATCGTAAATCGTTTCATTTGATTTTTGTGCCACTTTTAAAAGCATTTCTCTATCGGTTAAGGCTTGTTTAAGTTGTTGCCATTTCTCATCCTCTGAATAGTTCGGTGTACTTCCGCCATTGCGATAAGTTCCTTTGATTCCAAACGCTTCAAAGTTTTCCGCTGGTAAACTATTTTTAAGTTCATCAGTAACGATTGATAGCACTTCGTTTAATCTAATAGCCTGTGCGAATAATTCCATTTTGTCAACTTCGCCAGCGTCTAATAAATCGGTTGTAAATTTCTTCGCAGAAAGTTGCAATTCCTTCTTACTTGGTAAGAAGTTATTAGTGTTTAACTCCTGTTGAGCCATTAACTCGAATAATTGTTTTGATTTTCCCATGTTTAATTTGATTTTAAGTTAATATGCGTTACAGTCGCACCCCTGATTTTATTATTTAACTTCGTGTATTTTTTTTATTGTATTATAAATTAAATTTCCTGTTATTTCAATAGCTTCTTTTTCTGTATGTCCTAAAGTTATTAATAAATTTTTTGATTTTAAATAAATTTTTTTAAATTCTAATTCTGTAAGTCCTGATAATTTTAAGATAGTTTCCATAATTTCTATTTGTTTGATTATTATGGTACAAATATAACACTCTTTTTTTAATAAAAAAATTTTTTATACTTTTTTATGTAATATTTTAAAATAAAGTTGATTTATACGTTCCGAATTCACGCCTCTTTTATAGTAGAAGTTAATTACTCTTTTAATTCTTTGTAATGGTGTTTGTTTCATTTTAAAATAGTTTTTGTTGTGATACGTGGTTTTGTATTCTTTGTATTGCTTTGTCGTAATACTCTTTATTTTGATGCCCAATATTCATATATTTTTTTTATTTGATTTTTAAAATCATTTATTGACAATTCCATTTTTGCACTATTGCAATTTTTACAACAAGGCACTACGTTATTTAATTCATATCCTTTTGAACTATCAATTCTATCAATTCCATTGTATTTTAAAACAAAATCAGTAATAATTAATTTTTCTTTTTTACCTCCCCTTGTTTCATATCTAATATCACTTTGGGTATTTAATGGCTCTGTATTACAATAAAAACAATTTGATAGACTTAACTTTTTAAATAATTCAAAATCAATGTAATTTTCATTTTTAAATTTATTTTTATGCCTTTTTTTTAAAGGACTATAAATTAAAAGTAGCATAGCTTTTTCTCTATCTGAATTTTTATTTTTAACGTGCCTAGCTTCTTTTAATAAACAACCACAACTTTTGCTTTTACCACTTCTTAAACTTTCTCCAGTGACTGTGTGCTTATTACCACAATCACATTCACAATTCCATTTTACTTGACGTCTATTACCTTTTATTTCATTTTTTGAAATTACAATTAAACGACCAAATTTTAACCCTAGTAAATTAATAACGTTTGCCATATTAGATATACATTTATTTTTACAAATATAGCAAATATATGCTATATATCAAAATTTATTTTTTGTTGACTAATATGGTTTTTTAGTCTTTCAATACCTTTGTTATAATAATCAATATCCAACTCGCACCCAACAAGCTCAAAACCGTAATCGTGAGCAGCAATAGCAATTGACATTGAACCTAAATGTGTGTCTAATATTTTGTCGTTTTCTTTTGCGTATTTATCTAAAATCCATTTGTAAAGTGCTACAGGTTTTTGTGTTGGATGTATTTTTTTTTCTTTATGTGGGTTATTTAAATATCCAAATCCTATCCAATCATATTTAAAAACTCGAACAGCTGTTTCAAAAGAAGTCCAAGCTAATTCTGCATCTGCAAAATTAGAACCATCATTACTTTTTTTATCCCATACAATAAAACAGGAAGTATTTTTTAAATATTCAATCATATAATTACCACCCCAGATAATTTGATTTTTAGATACTCTAAATAATTCATTAAAATATTCTTCATTAGGTATCGAACTATCCCAATCTTTTGATATATAATTTCTTTTAGAACTTATATTTTTATCATTATTACTACTCATTGTTCCTTTACTCATTCCAATTCCATAAGGCGGGTCTACAATAGCTAAATCAAAATAGTTATCAGGATAACGAGCCATTAAAATCATATTGTCCTCGTTTGTTATTGTTATTTTATCTGTTACATTCATCTTTTTAAATCGTATTTAATTACTTCTTTTAGTTTTGGGTCTGTATTATTTGCCAATTCAATAGCTTTTAATCTGTTATCTTTTTGCATTTCGTAAGCGTTGGGACATCTTTTACCTACCATTACTATACTTTTACGATTTGATAATTTGCTCATATGTTTTAAAATCTTCGTTAGTCCAGTT